AAGTGCGCACGAACCGGTTCCAAAATTTCATAACATACATTCTCCAAGTTTTTAATATCTCCAGATCCTGGAGAGTTATCAATGCCTTTCCGCGTTGCGGTCATTGATTTAGTAAATTCTTCTAGTTTAAAGTGTTTAGATAATTGCATGATTTTTATTGTAATATTAGTGTGAATATAACATATCCCATACCAGTGATCAACGCTCCCGTAGACACCAATAAGATGCTTTCTATACGGTTTATTTGACGTTCTAGCTTGTGTATTTTATCATGAGTTTGCTTCTGCATAATTCTACACAGCTTTTCATGTTCCTCTATTTTTTGTAGAGCATTCTTAGCCATTATACAACCCCTCGTTGTTTCTGATAATATAATTGTTCACTCGGAGATAATAATGCTGTCTCTGTTCGTGTCAACCCTGTTCCTGGAATAAGTTGTTGATTATTACCCATTAAATTAGCCTGATTTATATTGCTTTCTGGTATAGAAGCCTGAGCATTATTGATAGTTCCTATCGTTGCTTGTTCTTGAACTCTTTCAATTTCTTTTAATGGGTTAGTAATGTTAGGAAACTTTTGTCCTTTTAATAATCTTAAACTACGTAATATATTTTCTATTTGTATTAATGTAGGTAATGATTGCATAAAAGGGTTAGGAGCTCCTAGTTTTTTAGATATATCAAAAATTCTATTTTCTACTCCTTTACCTATTGTGTAAGGTCTAAAATATCCTCCATCAATATCTCTAAATTCTTTTCTTGACATCCTTTGATCAAAAACATCACTTAATTTAACACGATTTAAACCTAAAGTTTTAGCTGCATCTATATCTAGCTTCATATTTTGTTGAGTACTAAACATAGCTCTGTTAGCATTAATATAAGCATCTATTAAATCAACTGGATCAATTGGTCCTCCTTTTAATACTTCTGTTGTAAATAATTGACCTGCGTTTTGTTTTCCTTGTTGATATTCAGATATTTTAAAGTTTAAAGATCTTTCAGTATTAATTTTAGCTGGTCTCATTCCTAAGAATCCTAAAAGTTCTTTACCTAATTCATATGTTTCACCTCTTGGATCATATTTACCAGGCACTCCTCTTAGTAATTGAACACTGTCAAAAGGACCAAACGCATAGTCTAATCTTTCTAACTGCTGCCAACTCAATGGAGCTTGAGCTTTTCCTAAATGTAAAAAGATATCTTTAGCTATGTTTCCTGGTGTATCTTTAGGGTTATATATTTTTTGTCCTTCGATAGTTACACCTCCTCTTCCTAGGACAGGCATAACATCCATTACAGCTTCAGTCCATATTGATTCTGTTACAAATGGTTGCATGACAGAACCAAAACTTTTCATAGTTCCCATGATAAAGTCATTCATAATACCATCATTATCTTTTTCTCCAGCACCTACTTCATTAATAACTGTTTGAATAGGTCTAATTAATAAATCATATGCATTAGCTCTACTAAAATCTACTGCAGCAAAAGAACCGTCTTCATTTCTAACTGGAACAATCGTTGAATTTTTTGCCCAAGGTGGAACATATCTTCTAATAGCTTCTAGTTGTTCGTCTGATATATCATATAAAGTTTGTCCTAATTTAACAGCACCATAAGGAACTGCTGCTGTAGTTAAACCCATTCCTACTAATCTTTGCATACCAATAGAAGCTAAAGGTCTTACTTCTTTACCACCTACATTAATTTTATAAGTCATTTCATCTAAGGCACGTCTAACAATGTTAGTGCTAGTTCTCATAATTTCTGCTGGGAAAGCCATGAAGTTACCCACT